CGCCCGATTGATCCACAGCTTCCTCGATACCGATATGAAGCATAGAGCCGGCCAGCATTCGGGCAATTAGATCGGCTCGTTGCGAAACCATCCGAGTTTCGAGTGCTCTAACTTGCATCCGAATGAAGTGGTCACGATCACGATAGTCAATCGTATCGGGAGGGGTGCCTTCAAGCACTGCTCGGTACGTGCGCAGGTCAGCAACTTGACGCGCACTAAGTCCCGCCGACATGCCCCCGCGAGAAGGCGAGACGTCGCTTAGAAACCGAGTGACGAGGGTACCCCTCCCGACACGAAAGCGGCTCACCGGACTCGTCAGGTCGATAGCACCCGTGCGCAGATGCCTTGCCTCACGCTGACCAGCCTCTACAGCCAGCGCGATTGCCGAGTTGGCAAACCGCTCCACCACTTCTGTCACGTCGGAACCCGTGTCGATCATCCGGATTGCTTTAAGCCAAGCTTTCCGAATGGACCGATAGAAGCGGCGAAGAAGTTTTTCCGTAACTTCCGGAGTCATGTCATCTCCAGAGAAGAGTTGATGGTCAATTCGCCCAGTGCTTGAAGAATGGGGTCTTCACCGGAGAGTTGAGACCAGATATTGTAGTAATAAGTCTTGCCCTCACGGAGAGGGTCCAAGTTGGCTGCCGTAAGGGCAATGAGGAATTCGCCAGTCGGAGCATCAATGAGCGTATACTTGTCCTTGAACTCCAGGTTGGTGGGTGACTTGCCGTAGGAGGCGCCAATCGTGATGCCGATAAGCTGGGATGCGGGCGACGCGATGACGGAAGTGCCGCCGGGTGCCTTAGCGAAGAACTGAATTCTCAGCCCTTCGCCTTTGTAGAGACCGGTGATATTCTGTGGTGTCATTGCCGTGGACCTCTATGAGGGTGTTCCAGTTATAGCGTAGAGGGTTGGATTACCTGTAACCACAGTGATAGCTGTGGCGTGAGGTTCTCCAATGATCAGGAATGGGCCTGCGGGGTAGCCCGACAACACAACAGCTCCAGCTGTTGATAGGTTGGTATAGATAAACGTCATGGTGGAGGTGCCGGACGCATCAAGCGTTGAGGGTACTACGGCCAGGGCTTCGAAGAAAATAGACGACGAACCCTCTAGGTCAAACGTTGGTGATGCAGACGCCGGTGATAGGCTTACCGTTGCAATACCCGAAGCAACCAGATCAGTAGACAGTATGGTTCGAGCAACGATGGAGTCACCAGCACTACCGGAGAAATCCACAGATGATGGTGATATGGTTTGACCAATCAACGAGCCGGCCGAGGTACCGGCAATGTCAGCGGTGGCAGGTATCACCGACTGAGTCTGAAGGGATACGGTTGAGGCACCGGTCAGATCAGTGGTAGTTGGCACCACCGCCTGAGACTGGAAAGTTGTCGAGGAGGTACCAGCAATGTCAAAGCTCGGGTTGTCGAGACCCCGAATAAAGTCAGTAGTGGAGGTACCAGTGGTGTCCAGCGTGGAGCTGATTACAGTAGCAGCAATCATGGCTGCGGCGGCTAGCCCCGACAAGTCCACTGTGCGTTCGGCTACAGCTTGACCACTCGGGTTAACAGCTGAGGTACCGTCGGACGCCATCGAAGCGCCCACCACAGTATTGCTAACCATGGAGTCGCTAGCGGTACCCGACATGTCGAAGGATGAGGTGATAATAGTTTGGCCAGAGAAACTCGTGGCACCGGTACCACTAGAAGAAACTGAAGCTGGGGTAATGGTGTTGGACTGAAGGCTAGTGGAGGCGGTACCAGCCATATCCGCCGTGGGATCGCCAGTGGATGCCTCGTCTAGAACAACGACCGCGGTTATCGTTCGGTCACCACCAGTCCATGACCACTCTATCTGATCGGTGGGCGTGGCGTCGGGCGTGCCATAAGCCTTGCCGTGAGATAGATCCGAGAAAGCGTTGCCACCAGTTTGAGAAGCTACGCCAGTAAAACCACCAGCTGTCACCGACATAGATGAAGCGTAACCACCGCCGAGGATGCCAATGAAGTGCATCATTCGGTTAGTAGTAGCACTATTGGTGTTAAGTGTCGTCGTCTCAGTGGCGGTGTCACTTGATAATGTGCCACTGCATCGAATGTCAATAGAAGCGTGGCCGGTAACCTCAGCGTGGAAGGCGACGCAAGCCCGACCATTAACTCCGTAGTTAACCGACAACGTTTTGGAGCCCGTTGACGCCCACCCGTTAATCTCAAAAATGATAATGCCGAAGTCAACGCCGGTGGAAAAATTATAATCCACCGCATAGGGTTGGATGTTGGTACCGTCGAGAGTAACTGTCCAGCTGGTTGGGTCTTCACCACCATTGCCCGTCCAGCCCATGACGACAATATATTGGGTGGCTCCAGTATCGGTGACTGCGACACTGCCAGTATACGGGTTCGAGTTCGCGCTCGAATTAATAACCGTATTGATAGTGTCGTAGCCAACGATAGCCATGGTGGATTAGTCTTCCGTGATGGTAGAGCCGGAGGCAATCCGCGGCACAACCGACGTGGAGATGGAGATATTGGCGCTAAGCGCGCCGCTGTAGAGGATTTTCCCAGCACCCGACGCCGCGGTACCGATAGACGCATGGGTAGCGGTTTCGGTACCACCCGTGGCGGCCGGAAAGTCGATGTTGGCGTTGGGCGACACGCTGTTACCCGTCACGGTCCAGCCACCCGACGTTCGAGCCACAGCGACACGAGCGTAGGACGTATAGGTACACTCGTTCGTCGTCTGGTCGCCGGCCTCACCGGGATCGGCGGTGTGGAGTGCGACATAGAGGTTGGTCAGCGGTGACGAGACCGCATTGTCGGCGATGTTGGCAATTGCGGTGGCGTTGAAGATCAGTTTAAGCAGATCATTCTCGAAGGTGTTTCCCTTGGACATTAGAGTCTTCCTTGACAGAGATAAGTTGCGGTAGCCGGGTCTCGGTTAACCCGAACGATGTGGTAAACGTCGGGCGTATCGCTCATCTCGATCCTCATGCCCTTTGCTGGAGTGATGGTTGGGCTAAGCGAGTTGGCGATTATAAGGATCTTCCGATCCTCCTTCAAGACAAGTTCATTATCCACCTCATTATCTCGGTAGAATTGAACCACGCCTTTGAAAGTATGAGTGACGCCAGTGGCGCCTTGGAGACCTGCGGTGGGGTTAAGTGGATCCCGAGCAGCGCCACTAGCCGAATACAGCTTACCACTGATCAGCCCCTTCGACAGGGACTGGTGGATCAGTTTAGCCATATCAACACCGAATAGCTTGGCCATCAGTAGATACCTCCGGAGCGCTCGGGTCGACTGTCATCATCAAATACCGACGAGAACTCCTCGGTGTAAGTGCCGTAGTCCACAGCCAACACGCCGTCCTCGCCAAGTAGGTAGTCCTTGATCCACTCGTGAACGGACGTTGGGAGCTTCGGCGCCGTTTCAAGTGTCGACCGGAAGAACCACACTTCGGCTTCACCGGCCTTTGCTCGTTGAACGTTTGAGCCAGAGGACAGAGAGTTGATGACGTCTGGGTCTTCGCCGATAAGTGCGGCCATCTCCCAGAAGCCATTGAGGATCGCGTCGGGCGTGGTGCCGTCAACATGACCCAAGACTCCGGTGCTATCACGCGGCCAGGCCAGGGGTTGAGGCGTAACAGCATCAGTAACGTCGCCTTTCCACTTGAGCCTGTTGAAAAGCCGAGAGGCCATCACCAGCACCTTGGATTGGAAGTCGCTGTCACCGGCGTTCCAAGCCACAGCGCCGAGGTGAACGTCGAGGTAGTCGTTGGCCCCATCCAGGTCATCGTAGATGTCGTAGGCGGTGGAGCCGATGATTACAGTGCCCATATCGTGGTCCTCAGCTATCTATCAGGTCTTCCTGGATATTGTTGATGGCGCCCTCGGTCGTGTCGCTGTCCGGTTGGGGGTCAGCGTTCGGATCGGCGTTCGGGTCAAGCGGATTGCGGCCGCCTAGTTGCTGATCGGCCAGCGTCTCTTTGGTGGTGCGAGGCAGGTTGAGAACGTCGCGGAGAGCATCAACAACGGGGTCTTCCGGCGTGATGACTGCACCAGCACGAGCCAGGTCAAGAATGGCGGACGTGATGTTCTCGGGGTTACGGAAGCGAATGGGCTCGGGCTCCAACGTGGGTTTCTTTTCGGGGTCCCAGCCATTCAGCTCCCACAGTGGGTCCAGGATGTCCTTGTTCATGGTGCTCGCAATCTCGCCAAGGGAGCTCTCGACGATCAGCGCGAAGTTGTGCGACTTATCCGTGGACAGCGCCATGGAACCCTTGCCGTCGCCACCGATGAGCAGGTGCTCGGTGCCCATCACTCGAGCCATTTCGAGGTTGATGCGCTCGATGGCCGATGCGGTTTCGAGGAGCGAGGTGGGTGAACCACGAAGCAGTTCGATGCCCCACTGATAGACGGTACTCGGCGTGGCGGCGTCATCACGAGCGGAGTAGGGCGCCGAGTCCAACAGCATGCCGAGGCGAGGGGATTTGACGTGGGACTGAAGGAACCGCTTGACTGGGGCAAGATACTTATTATAGGTGGCTTGATCAATGTCACCGTTGGCCAGTTTCCTGTTGAGTTCCGCCAGCGGCGCCCGTGCAAGCGGCGTACCGCGAAGATCCGCCTCAAAACCAAAGCCCTCGAGTTGCTCATATCGTTGAAGCCGGCGAGTGGGGTAGATGAGATGGCGGAATAGACCAACACCCTCCGGTGAGTCGTTCAAGCTGTCATCAATGACGTAGGCCATCTTCCAACGAGGAATGTAGAGCTCCTTCCCGGTTTCGGGGTCGGTCTGAAAGGCACCGGTCACTCGGCCTTTCTGATCAACCTCCCACTTATGAACAGTTCGCTGAGGGCGAGCGGAGATATCGAAG